GCTTTGACTGCAGGAATCTGGCTTACAAGTTTCTTTAGGTTTGTAAGCCCAAGTCTTTGCTCATAGTCTTTTAGGTTGCCAAGAAAGTTGGAGCCCATCTCACCAATGGACATTTGTGGCTGCGTACTCTTTTTTGCCAGCTCAAACTTCATGGCGTCGACATCAGGCCGTGTAGGAATATCAGGTGTGCTATCATCACCGATGACATTGCCAAGTTCGTCGTAAACTAGCGCCATGCTGAATTCATGTTGTCATACGGCATATGGGTTGACTCTCCGCGGTTGAGTGTCATCTACGTAAATATCAGAAT